ACAAGGAGGGGCGGCAGTTCGTTGTTGATGCCAAGAAAGAGATTGACGGAGTTGTGGGGGATATCAAGGGCATACAAAAAGATACTCAAGGGATATTTGGGTTTTTCTCTAAACTCTTCGGTGGTAAAGAAAAGCCACAAGCCAAGGTTAACCAAGCTCCTGTTAAAGCTAAACCGAAAAAGAGGGTTGAATTTGATGAGAACCAAATCTATGCCCAAGTTGCAGATGCCCTCACCAAGTTCTTCCATGCATACAACGGCTTAAAGGCTTACACAAAAGAACAAGAAGAGTTGGCGCTGACTGCCAACAACGAAGAAGGAAACGACATTGCGATCAAGTTGGTAATCGCCAATTTGCAGATGGAAAAGTTNAATGAAGAGATGAGAGAGTACATGGTCTACCATGTNCCTCCTGAGATGAAGGACTTGTACAGTCGGGTGAATAAAATGATTGGGCATATTGCCAATCAGCAGGCGTTAGCTAGAAAGGCGGAGCTAGACAAGAAACGGAAAGCGGCATGGCTAAAGCGTCAAAGGGCGGAGGAATTCCAAGACAAAGCAATAGCTACAGTAATAACGTTTCTGATGATAGCGTGGATATGGCTGATGCTGATGATCGTTCGTTCTTCGTCATTGTTATCGTGGTCTTGATGGTGGTGATCCTCCTATTCATACCACTGCTTTCGTGGATGTACATAGACATCAAGATGATGGAGATTCGTGTAAACAAGGCTCTTGCAAGGATTGAAGGAAAATGAAGTGGTTGCTATTAACTCTTTTGTTGGTGTCTTGTGACGACAGATATCGCTACCATTGCCAAGACCCTAAGAACTGGGATGCGGAAGACTGCAAACCGCCTCTCTGTGTTGCCTCTCAAAATTGTCCCGAATTTTTTAATAAACCGAAAAATGGCGCACAAAACCCCTGAACAAGTTGACATCGAGACCAAGGCGTTTATCCTAAAGACGTTTTGCTTTATCCTTGTCCTAGTAACAGTGCTGTTCTCATACAGCATTGTGTTCATTGAACAGCCACTTTTTACCGAAGCGCCTGCTGATAAGGCGATCTTGGCCATTCTTTCTATGGCTATGGCGCAGATATTCACCGTGGTCAGTTTGGTGCTCACAGGCAAGTCTAGCGTGCCTCCACCCCCTCCTCCGATGCCTTTTAATCCTTGCATGGGTCAGCCCATGATGGGGCAAATGGGGTATGGAAACCCAATGCAATTTCAAAGTGGCAACAACTCCACTTCAGGATTCAGCATTGATCCTACCCAAGCTTGGACACCTCCTCCTCCGCCCACAACTCCACCGAGCTTAGAGCATGAGGAAGAGCGAGAGCGCATGGCAAATGCAAGGGCAAGTGTAAATGTTTAGTTTTCTCAACCCATGGTTCATCATTGGCGCAATTTGTGCTATTTTAGGAGTGTACTTTTATGGACATCATCAAGGCTATGAGCAACGTGTTGCAGAAGATCAAGCAGAAATTATCCGACTTAATGANGAAGCTCGGGCAAAAGAAGCAGAACTGAACAAGAAGTTAACAGGCGTAACCACTGCACTTGTAAAGGCGAGAAATGATGTTAAAACAAAGCAGTCTAGTATTAATTCTAGGATTGACTCTGGCGAGTTGCGCCTCCCCTCCAGTTGTCCCGTTCAAGCCACCACAGATGCCACCTCTCCCAGAGGAGATTCAACCGATGCAAGCGAATCTGAGCGAGAGACTATTAAGGCTCTTGCAAGTATCGCAGCAGACGGGGACATCGCCATCACCCAGCTCAACGCCTGTATCGACACCTACAACAAAGTAAGGGAGATGGTTAATGTTAAGCCCTGAGAAGCTCAATCAGCTCGGGATAGGTGCTGAATGGTCAGAGCCATTGACTACAACTTTTACTACGTTTGGGATGAACGATGTCAAGAAGCAGGCAGCTTTTATCGGACAGTGCAGCCACGAGTGCAACCGTTTCAAAACATTGGAAGAAAACCTCAACTATCGAGCCGAAACCTTACAAAAGCTCTTTGGACACAAGTTTCAACCCAATGAGTTTGCCCTTTACGCCCACCAGCCCGAGAAGATTGCCAACAGAATTTACGCCAATCGAATGGGAAACCGTGATGAAAAATCAGGAGATGGTTGGCGGTTTCATGGTCGGGGCTGTATTCAGTTGACTGGACACGATAACTATTACCACTTTGGGCAGTCAGTCCAGAGGGATATGGTCAAAGAACCGCAACTTGTTGCGACCCCAATGTATGCTGCTTTGTCTGCTGGGTGGTTCTGGAAGACTCATGGATGCAACGATCTGGCTGAAGCGCAGAACTGGGAGGGCTTAACAAAACGCATAAATGGTGGTACATTTGGTCTTGAAGAACGTATAAAATTAACCCAACACGCCCTTTCCGTTTTAGGCGGTTAACATGCCATTTTCGAAAATAATCTTCAAACCTGGGGTGAATAAAGAAAATACCCGCTACTACAATGAAGGCGGGTGGTATGAGAGCCAGTGGGTTAGATTCCGTCAAGGAAGTCCAGAGAAGATTGGTGGCTGGACGCAGTATTCTCCAAATACATTTTTAGGCGTTTGCCGTTCCCTTTGGAACTGGATCACGCTATCATTCCTAAACTTGGTAGGTGTGGGTACTAATTTAAAGTACTATCTCACTTACGGCACAGCTTATTACGATATCACCCCAATAAGAACCACATTGACTTTGGGTTCAAACCCATTTGCAACGGTTTCTGGGTCAAACATAGTCACTGTCACAGCCGCATCTAATGGCGCAATTATCAATGACTTTGTGATATTCAGCGGTGCTACAGCCGTAGCGGGGCTTACCATCAACGGTGAGTACCAGGTTCTTACGACACCAACGACCAACACGTTTACAATCAATGCGGGGTCAAATGCATCATCGACCACAACAGGTGGCGGTAGCTCTGTGGTTGCACAGTTTCAAATTAACACTGGCCCTGCCACACAGACTCCTTTCAATGGATGGGGCGCTGGTAACTTTGGCCTTGGGCCTTGGGGTACAGGTCAGACCGTCAAGAATAACTTACAGATTTGGAACGCCTACAACTTTGGTGAGAACTTGATATTTGGCCCCCGTGGTGGGGGTATTTACTACTGGACTGCTTCTGGCGGCGTCACAACCCGAGGCGTGCTTCTTAATAGTATAGGTGGTTCAGTCACGATCTCTTATGCTTCCCCTGCGGTAGTTGTNTCTGGCGTTACCCTACCCAACAATAGCGCCATACAGCTTGGAGTTACGGGCGGCAGNTTGCCCAGTGGCCTNTCTACAAATACCACATATTATGTGATTAACGTATCTGGTACACAGTTTAATCTTTCCGCCACTCAAGGTGGTTCAGCCATTAATACAAGCAGCGCAGGCTCTGGTACGTTTTACATTTCTGATCTGGTAGATGTTCCGTTGTACCAAAACTATCTACAGGTTTCTGATGCATCTAATTTTGTGCTTGTGTTTGGGACTAACGGGATTGGTACGAATACGCTAGACCCCATGTTGATCCGCTGGTCTGACCAACAAAATCCTTTGGTATGGTATCCAGATATTACCAACCAAGCAGGGGATGTGCGCTTGTCTCACGGCTCCCAGATCGTCACTGCCATTCAAACCCGTCAAGAGATATTTGTATTGACTGATGCGGCTTGTTACTCCCTTCAATATCTTGGCCCTCCTTATGTGTGGGGTACGCAGTTACTAGGCGAGAACACTACTATTGTCGGCCCCAATGCGGCTGTTTATGCATCTGGCGTTGTGTACTGGATGGGCATTGACAAGTTCTATATGTACGATGGACGGGTGCAAACGCTTAACTGCGACCTACGCCGCTTTGTCTTCCAAAATATTAACTACAACCAAAATCAACAAGTTTACTGTAGCACTGTAGAAGGCTTTAACGAAGTCTGGTGGTTCTATGTATCTGGCACTAGTGACACCATGAATAGTTATGTTGTTTATAACTATGTTGAAAAGAACTGGTATTACGGCTCTATTGCCAGGACTGCCTGGCTCGATACCACGCTCCAGAATAATCCAATTGGCGCTACTTATAACGGGTATCTCTGCAACCAAGAAAGCGGTGTAGACAATAATGAGACAGGCACAATCCAGTCAATAGATGCCTACATATCTTCTTCCGAGTTTGACATTGGAGACGGAGATCATTTTGTCTTTATTGACAGGATACTCCCAGACTTGACTTTTGCGGGTTCATCAAACTCACCCACGCCAGCCACAACGATGACGTTGATTGCCTTGACCGATTCAGGCTCGGGTGCTACCCAGACCAAAAACAACACGGTCAACTACACCTCAACTTACAACATTACCGAAGAATTTACTGGGCAGGTGTATACCCGTATCCGTGGCCGCCAGATGATCTTTAAGATGGAGTCCAATCAGATTGGTACGACTTGGCAGTTGGGTGCTCCTCGCTTTAATATTAGACCCGATGGACGCAGATAACATTTTGTCTTTATTGACAGGATACTCCCAGATTTGACTTTTGCGGGGTCATCAAACTCACCCACGCCAGCCACAACGATGACGTTGATTGCCTTGACCGATTCAGGCTCGGGTGCTACCCAGGCCAAAGACAACACGGTCAACTACACCTCAACTTACAACATTACCGAAGAATTTACTGGGCAGGTGTATACCCGCATCCG